ATCGCAAACCTTCGTACCGCAAGGGGTCGGGTCGCGGATATTACGTCAGAAGCCCAAAGAATGAACGCTGCTCTAAGTAAGGACATCACGAAACGCATCACGACAATTACATCGGATGTTTCTATGAAGACGGAGCGTGCTGTAAGCCGGGGAAAAGGGAACGAAGGTACCTACCACACTGGCGGCGTCATCGGCCTCGGGCAGATCAATAAACTTCACATCGGCGGCCTAGCGTCTCAATTTGCTAATCCGATGAGCCACGAAGTCGATATCCGGGCCCTGCGTAACGAAATGGTGCTTACTGAAGCGCAACAGGCGAATCTTATGCGAATGATAGACGCAGGGCATACGGCGGGCCTCGGAGGAGATTCCGGCTTATCGTCGGATATGCTTCGCGCGCTCAGTTCGATTGAGCAGGCGATTAAGACGAAGGGTGGCGCTCCTATCGTGATGGATAGTGAAGTTGTTGGGCGTATTGTAGAGCCGCACATCAGTCGCATTCAGCAGGACGGGTATGATTTAGAACGGATGAGAGACGGGAGGTGGTAGCGTTTGAGTAATACAGATTTTATAAAGAAAATCGCCCCGGATGCGCAGAAGATATTCGTGAATTATAAAATTCTTGCAAGCCTCGTAATCGCGCAGGGGTGCTTAGAAAGTGCCTACGGGACTAGCGGCCTTGCCGTTAATGGAAAGAACCTTTTCGGAGTGAAGGGCGAATATAACGGAAAATATGTCATCATGAAAACGTGGGAAGTAATCAATGGAAGGAACGTTCAAGTGGACGCCAAGTTCCGGAAGTACCCGACGTGGTATGAATCGATGCAAGACCTCGCGAAGCTTTACGTAAACGGCGTCAGTTGGGACCTGAATCACTATAAGGCGGTCGTAGGCGAGAAAAACTACAAGAAAGCGACTGCTGCGCTGGTAGACGCCGGTTATGCAACGGACCCGTCTTACGCATCAAAGCTTAACAGAATTATTGAAACGTACAATCTGACGAAGTACGACACCGCCCCGTCTCCGTCGAATCCGTCCACTCCTACTACGCCGGACACAAACAACCCGGCTCCGGTTGTCGTTGAAGAGCCGGAGGTATCCATCGACGTTTTTTCAAGCGTCTATACAACGCCCCCATCCGGTGTCCCTATTACGGACAGCAACTTCCGGATACTTTACAAGGATGGCCGCATAATTGACATGGCTCGCGATTTATCAGTTCTTGTGCGAAGTTTCAAAATTGCTTCGCCCACTCCCGATATCGATTACGAAACGATTCCGGGGAGAGACGGTTTAGTTCGAGTAGGAAAAAACTTCGGAGCCCGAACGCTGACTGCTGAATGTCTCTTGCTCGGAGCGGATGACGTTGATTTTCATTTATTACAAGCGGAACTCTTTCACGCGCTTCATCGCGAGGAGGAGTTCTTTTTAGTTTCGGAAGCGACGCCGAAAAAACGGTGGCGGGTCGAGCTAAGCGCATCATTCACGCCTGACAGAATCGGTAGCTTCGGCGACTTTACGCTGACTTTCCAAAGCGCCTCTACTTATTGCGAATCAGTCGGCACGACGCTAGACGCATTCACGTTTGATGCGAACAAATGGCAGATAGGCGAAGGGTTGACGGACGATATCCCTTCGTACAAACACAAGACGAAGACTTTTCGTATTTTCAACGCGGGGGCCGTCCGGCTAGATCCGAGATACATGCCTTTAAAAATTACGTATAAAGGCGCGTCTGACAAATTGTCGATCAAAAATAGAACAACAGGCGACCTGTGGGCGTTTTCGGGTACATCTACCGCGAAGGAAGCGATTCAAATTTCCGGTGTTACATCGAAAAAAGGAAACGTCAGCATATTGGGGCAGACAAATTTCGGGCTTATTACGTTAGAGCCCGGATGGAATGAATTTGAGTTAAACGGAACAAGCGGGGATTTTGAGATCACGTTTGATTTCAGATTCCATTATTACGCGTAGGGAGGTGCGCCGTGTCGAGTCTGATTGTAAAAAATCTCGCTAATCAGGTAGAAGCCTTAACGGACTTCAACGTAACGAAGAAGGATGAAATTGATAACGGAAGGTCTTTAGACGTAACGGTTTGGGAGACGGAAAGAAATGCGCACTCCTTTCCGTTAATTCAAAATGAAGGTTCACTTTTTTATGAAGACGAGGAATTCGTCATTAGGAAAACGCGGTATGTTCCTATTAGCGGCAAGAGACTGAAGGTCGATATCACGGCCTTGCAACGTTCCTTTTCTGATCTCGGTGAGAATTACGTATATGAAACATCCGGTAAAAAGAAAAAACTTTACATCGAGGATATGCTGGACATCGCATTAAAGGGTTCTGGGTATTCTTACGAGGTTTTACCAGAAGGGCTAGGTGATTCGTTTGATGTAGAGGATTTTGGGAACGGCTACTCTCTCGGATTACTAAACGATATAAAGGAAAAATACTCGGCTGAATATGAGTGCATTGGGAAGAAAGTCTATTTCGCAAAGGAGATAGCGCGAGATACAGACTACATCATCCGTGACCGTGTAAATGTAAAAGACCCTTCTCAGGAAATAGACACCTCTTCTATAAAAACGTACATTAAGGGATTCGGAAAGAAGGACGAAAAGACAGGAAAATACGCGGTGGAATCTGAGTACAAAAGTCCGTTAGCTTCAGTCTATGGGATCAAACATGCAAATCCCGTATTTGATGACTCGTACACAGCAAAGGATGAGGGAAAGCTCGAAAAACGGTTAGAAAAAGAACTGACCGATAAAATTGAAATCTCTATTAGCCTTACGTACGTAGAGGTTAAACAATTAAATATGCAGGATATTCGCAAAGGCGATTATGTATGGTGCGTATTAGAGCCATTTGATTTGAAGACGAAGTTGCGTGTAGTCAGTGTGGAGACTTACTCAGATCCTAAAAAGTCTCCGGTTTTTACTTTTGGTAAGGTTCGGGCAAATATCAAAAAAACAACTGCTAAATTAGGGAGGGGACAAAGCTCCGTCTCCAAGCTTATCGATACGTCAACTGGGAAAGTGAAAGGCAGCGCCATAAGCGGAAACATAACCATCGGAAAAGATGCGATTTACGAAGACGGGTACGATCCGACAAAGCTGACGATTCCTACGTACGGCCGGGCAAACGCAACAACGGACGGTCTTATGAGCTCATCGGACTATGTGAAGCTGGCGAGTATCGTATTGGGGCCCGACGGCCAAGTTTCTGTCTCGCTGGCTACCGAAACGACTGACGGCTTAATGAGCGCATCTGACTTCGCAAAGCTGCAACGCATCAAGGTCGGTACGGCTACGGTGGACATATCGACACTTTCGCAACAGCTCGAATCTATAAACAAGCGCCTGACTGCGCTAGAGAATAAATAACGAGGAGGAATACAATGCCGAAATTTCCGTACAGAAAGGCCGGGGCGGCGTGGGACCGTGTTTTTCGTAACGACCACAACCAGAACCTCGATGACATTGCGGATGATATTAGAGGATCGTATACGGAACTGGCCTCACATAAGAACGCAAAAACCGCCCACACGTCGGATCAAATCGACCATGGCGGTTTTTCTTTGCGCACATATATCGACGGTCTGTATAACCGTATAAGAAATCTGATCCTTAATGCGGACGGTACAAACGTTAAAGAGGTCGTGGATGCTCGTGTGGACACGGAAGGAAACATCGCGCCTTTATTGAAAGAGCGGCTCGACAAAGAGTATAACAAGCTTTTGCGCAAGATTGAGCGTGATGTAAACGTTGACGATTACGGAGCCGATCCGACAGGCGTTAACGATAGTACAGAAGCGTTTAAGAAAGCGATTGGAAACGGTAAGGTTAGGCTTAATTTATCCGCCGGCACATACATCGTTAAAGGCGTCAAGCTTCCGTCATGGACGTATTTGATCGGCCAAGGCATGGGCGTCACTACTCTAAAGCTGCACGAGGACACGCCGGCGAGCGAGTGGGTCATCATTAATGCGGACCCGGCGTCTGGCAACCGTAATATCGTAGTCCAAGGAATGTCGCTCGACTGGAACCCGGAGCGTCAGGGCGGCGTAGGTGCGACCGGCGGCATCTATTCGAGTTGTTTGACTTTTGCGCAGGTGAAGTTTGGCATCGTCCGGGAAGTCGAGGGTATTAATCCGGGGCTTCACTGCTTCGATGTTTCGGCGCCAACATACGATATTACAGCAAAGGATTACACCGCAACGGGCAGTAAATACGTCTGGATCGATCGCTGCGTCGGCCATGGCTACGGAGATGATGGAATCACTACGCACTACAGCGAATACATCTTCATTACCCATAACGTAATGACGAATCCAAGCGGAAAAGCCCACAAAAAGGGAGCGTCTAATTCGAACGGTATCGAGGTCGATGACGGATCTAAACACGTATGGCTTATCGATAACTATACCGAAGGAAACGTCCGCGGTGTAGAGGTAAAGGCACATACGGAATGGCCGGCCCCTTCTAACGTCCATATCCGCGGCCACGAATCCTTCCGTGATGTTCGGTCTTATGATTTGCGGCACATCGGACACCACCTTGCGACAGATCCGTGGAGTGAGACGGCGAGAGACGTGACGCTAGTCGACTGCACAGCGCGAGAGCCGATATACAATTCGCTTTATGACGGACTGGAACCGAAAGCCTTAGTGATTTCGGCATACCAACGCGTGAAGATAATCGGTTTTACAGCGATCGGCGATCCGACGTATGACTACAAAGGAAAGTCTATGATTGCCTTTCAATATAAGAGCCGGAAGATAAACGTAACCAATCTGCAAATTTCCGGTTTTAAAAAGGCCGGCTATGATATCAACGTCACCGGCGGCGATCAGCGGACAGATGACGTCTTCATCTCCGATTTCGTTATTCATGATTCGGCGCAGAACGGTATCGGGATCGGTGGTGGCGTGTACAACGTCAATCTGAATAACGGAATCCTTCACGTAGCAAGCGGTACGGCCGGCATCACCTCGCCGAATACGCAAACAAATATCTTAATGGTCCGGGCGTATGGGTACGAGAGTGCGGCAGTCCTCGGTGGCCAGAAGCATTCGGTCGTCCCGAATAACGTGAAAGGTGGTTTCCGTGCTGCTTCTACATCGGGCCACGTCTTAGACAAAACAAGCGCAGTGATTGCGACCACGGGCGGATGTATAACGAAAGGGCCTCGAAACGTCGTTCTAGGTGCCAGCGGTGGCTCATCCACAACAGCTTCGCGTCAAGCGGTTATAGCGTCAAACAATTCACATACAAAAGGCGACGGGCCGTCGAGGGTCGTGCTCGCTGCTAACGGGGTTATCAACGATAACGGATATAGCGTCAGAGGGGGCTACGGAAGCGGCAGCGCCTCGACCGGAAATACGAAATGGGAACTCGATTCAACTGGCGGACATATTCGTGGTACAGGGCGGGTAGAAAGCGTCTCAGATTTCAAAGACTTCGCGGAGTATTTCGAATCTGCTGACGGTCAGAAAATCGATTCAAGCTATCTGGTTGCGTTAGAAGGCGAAAAGATACGAAAAGCAGGCGAAGGAGATAAGATACTCGGAGTTGTTTCTGAAACGGCCGGCTTGGTGCTCGGAGGCGCGGCGTTCTATTGGAACGATCAGTTCGAAAGAAACGAATTCGGCGGCTTGGTTTACGAAACGGTTATCGATGGTGGCGAAGAGTTAAGCGTTCCAAAATTAAACCCCGACTACGACCCTTCTCTCGAATATGTGCCGCGTGACTCTCGTGACGAATGGCATGTCATCGGACTAATCGGTCAAGTCTTCGTTAGAATTGACGAAACAGTGGCCGTAGGAGATAGCGTATCAGCAATCGAAGGCATTGCAACCAAGGCGGAAAGCGGCGGCTACGGAACCGTTATGAAAATCAAATCTCCGTATGATGCGGAAAAAGGCTACGGTGTAGCGCAAATGATCGTTACGCCGCAGCACTAAGGAGGTTTTGCAGTGATATACAATAACGCACCACTTGCGTTTGAGGTGACGAGCCGGACAAAAACGAATATAAAAACCGCAATACAGTTCAGCACGCAAGACATCGATACGGCGCGTTTGATCTTCTCGTTAACAAAGGATGGCGTCCCATTACCGTTGTCTGCCGTTACCGGGAAGCTCGTTATGTTCATGGCGGACGGAAGCCGGTTTATCAAAAACGTAGAAATTGTAGATCCGGTAGGTGGCGTAGCGCAATACGTATTAACTTCGGATGAACTTAAGCATTACGGAACGGTCAACGCAGAGCTTAATTTGTACTATGCGAATAATCAGGCGATTTCCGTCCATAAGTTTTCATTCAACATAGATCGAGCGCTAGTCGATACTGATATCGCTCCTATGGCGGAGTATTATATTGATGATTTCGAGGCTTTGATCGCAAAGGTCAACGAACTATATGACGAAGCCATTGAAACCATCGAAGAGCTGCGTAAGAAATTCGAAGACCTCGAAAATATTGAGACGAAAGCAGGAGCGCAAGAAAAAGCCGATAAGGCTCTTTCGGACAGTAAAGCGTATACGGACGAACACGCAGATCGGACGGATAACCCGCACTCAGTGACGAAAGACCAGATCGGACTTAGTAACGTCGACAACGTTAAGCAGGCGCCTCTCGACCAATTCCGGGCCCATGATTCCGATAGCATCCGTCATACTTCGCAAGTTGAGAAGGACAAGTGGAACGGATCGCAGTTGTTTAAATTGACGCAGGATACTGGCGCGGCACAGTACATGACGGGCATCGATTTTAATACGGTAACAGATACCGGCTTCTATTATATGAGCGGCGCAACGACGGCATTAAACGCCCCAGTAAATAACAACGGATATCTTATCGTCAATAACTACAGCACGTACGCATATCAGGAATACACGTCCTATAGCAGTAACGATTCGACGTCTTCGGGCCGGCGGAAATTTATGCGTAATAAGGTCGCGAGCTCGGAGTCATGGACGTCATGGCGCGAGCTTGAATCGGTAGAGGGGGCGCAGTCAAAGGTAGATGCTCACGCCAACAGAACGGACATTCACGTCGTACAGGCGGATAAAGATAAGTGGAATAGTCCGTGGGTTGCGACGTGGAATAACGTTACCTTGATTAATGGAGCGCAGCAAAACACCGGATATCCGTTCAAGTTTTCCGTTGCGAATAACGAAATTAAACTGCGAGGCACATTCGGCTCGCTCCCGGCCGCCGGTACGACGGTAGCGAAATTCACATATAAGCCGACGCAGCTCGTAGATTTCGTTGTACCTACGATCGGGTCTTACGGGACGGCCCGGTTCGCATTTACGACGGACGGCGAATTACGGTTCGATGGGCTTTCCGCAACCGACTCGGCTAGCGTTACGCGTGTGTCCTTTAATATCGGTATCCCATTATGGTAAAGGAGGAAATCAGAATGCACGTTTTATACTACGACAAAAATTTCGACTATGCCGGCGAAGAAGATATCGATGTAGAAGTGCTACCGCCGAATAGCACAGATGTGGTCCCCGATCCGTCAATCATATCGCCGCGATTCGATAAGAAAAGAAACGTATGGGTTGAGGCAGCGACGGAGGAATACAAAGAGAGCATTAAGCCCGATCCGCCGGCTCCGAATGAAATCGAGAATCTTCAAAAGCAGATAGCGGATTTATATTATCTTATCGCGACGGGAGGAAACTAAATGACTTGGTATCTCCGTATCAAAAATCTTTATGACGCCGGCCTCTGGACGAAAAAGCAAGTTCACGATACTGTCGGAGCTGGCCGGATAACACCGGAAGAATACGAGAAAATCACCGGAGATGTTTACGATCCAAACAAGCCTCCTATCGAAGAGCCTCCGGAAGAAACAGGCGGACAGGAGGCGTAG